AAAGAGCAGGCTTAGTTAAAGGAAAAGGTCAAGAGCACTGCCTTAGATATCTCAGCCCAAGACTAGTGTGGGGGGAGGCTCATGCTACCGTACATACTAATATATTACCTCCAACGCACAAAAAACGAAATATGAAAAAAGAACACAAGCTGTGCTATAATACTTGCAAGATAACTCTACTCTGAGCCTAATGGCAGAAACAAAGAAGAAACGCGGTAACCCTAACTTCCACAAGGGCATGAAACCATTGAACGAAGTAGGTAGACCTAAAGGTTCTGTCAACAAGTTTACTGCTTTGGCTAGGGAGTTAATGTCAAATAAATCTCCAGAGATAGTCCAAGCGGTAATAGATAAAGCTATGGAAGGCGATGTACATTGCTTAAAAATGTGCCTTGATAGGATATTACCTGTACACAAGGCAGTTGACTCTAGTCGAACTAAAGCAGATGCACAAGTCATCATTAATGTTTCCTCTCTGGATAGCATACAACAAAAAATTGATATGACTCCAGAGGGCGAACTTATAGAACCCGAAGAGAAATCAGACGATGAAGTAATCGTTAATATAGATTCATCACCAATGACTGAGAAGTTTGATGGCTGAATTAGATATTAATTTACACCCTGCTCAATTAGAAATATTTAAGTCAGATAAACGATTTAAGATTGTAGCTGCGGGTAGACGCTTTGGAAAGTCCTACCTTTCCGCTTGGTTATTACTAATCAACGCAATCCAGTCTGATTCTAAAGATGTATTCTATATAGCACCTACATTCCAGCAAGCCAAAGATATTATGTGGGCGATGCTAAAAGAGTTAGGTAGAGATTTAATATTACAAGCTTATGAGAATACTGCAGTTCTTACACTTATTAATGGTAGGAAGATATACCTTAAAGGAAGTGATAGACCAGAAACATTGCGTGGCGTTGGACTAGCATACGTTGTTTTGGACGAATACGCTTCGATGAAGCCTGTGGTATGGGAACAGATAATAAGACCGACTTTGGCTGACGTGGAGGGTCGGGCACTCTTTATAGGTACGCCCGCAGGAAAAAATCATTTCTTTGATTTGTACCAAGACGCACAGGATGACGAGGATTGGGATTGTTTTCAGTTTACCTCTATAGATAATCCTTTCTTATCTGAAAAAGAGATTGCTGCTGCAAGTAAGTCAATGTCTTCAATGTCTTTTAGACAAGAGTTTGAAGCATCTTTTGAAACTTTTAGTGGTGGTATTTTTAAAGAAGAGTGGTTTCAAGAGTCAGAAGAACCAGAAAATGGTAGTTATGTTATAGCTGTTGACCCAGCAGGTTATGAAGATAGTGAGAAAGAAAGAAACTTAAAGCGTTCTAGGTTAGATGAAACCGCTATAGCTATTGTAAAAATTGACCGTGATAAGTGGTGGGTTAAGGATATACTACATGGTCGGTGGAACATTAAAGAAACCGCCAAAAAAATTCTTTCATCTGCGATGAAGGTAGAGTCTACCTCAGTAGGTATCGAAACTGGGGCATTGCGTAATGCTATATTACCTTACCTTGAAGATGAAATGAGGACAGAAAATCAATTTATATCTATTATAGAGTGCCGACATGGTGGTAAAAAGAAATTAGATAGAATCACATGGTCACTACAAGGTAGAATGGAACACGGTCAGATAACATTTAATCCAGATAAAGACTGGAAACATTTTAAAAACCAAATGTTAGACTTTCCAAACAGATTAGCACATGACGATTTGCTCGACTCGTTAGCGTATATAGACCAAGTAAGTGTTGCCGACTTCGCACATACTATAGAGTTAGAAGATGACTGGAGTCCAATGGATGATGTGGCAGGATATTGACGATTTAGAACAACAAGAATATAATGATGTTTGGGAGTTTGCTCAAGATACATCGAATATTAAATTAAGGTATGTGGCTGCTTTGTCAATTATTGCTAACTTAGCAAATGACTTAGACCCACAGTTATTACCTAATGATGAAAATGTAGACTTATCTATATGTAAAATGATAATGGATGGAGCAATTGAAATAGAAAGTTTAAGCGATAGCATACATTAAAAGTAGTTTTTGTGTTATAATCGCCAGCAATTTCTGAGGAAAATCTTATATGCACGATAAGAAAGAATTACAATACCAAGCATTAGCTAGTTGGCTTAACTATAGACTAGATGGTTGGAGAAATCACAGAGAACAAAACTATACTTCTAAGTGGGATGAGTATTATCGTCTGTGGCGTGGTATTTGGAATGAATCTGATAGAACAAGAACAGCAGAACGCTCAAGAATTATAGCACCTGCCTTACAGCAGGCAATTGAATCTTCGGTTGCAGAATTAGAAGAAGCAACATTTGGTAGAGGCAAGTGGTTTGACATCCAAGATGACATGCTTGACCAAGACAATAGTGAAGCTGAGTACATTCGTAATTTATTGCAAGAAGATTTAGAAAAGACTGGTTGCAAAGATGCAATAGCAGAGGTTTTTCTGAATGGTGCTATCTACGGAACAGGTATTGCAAAGATAGTTGTAAATCAAACAGTTGATAGAGCACCATCAGAACAGCCTGTTGAAGGCTCAATGACTGGAATGAGAGGTATAGTTGAATTTGCTTCTATTGATGTAAAGGTTGAACCTATATCTCCAAATGAATTTCTTATTGACCCTGCTGCAAATAGCATTAATGAAGCATTAGGTGTCGCCCACGAAGTAATAAAACCTAGATACCATGTAGTACAGGGTATGCAATCGGGTATTTATCGTGATGTACCGCTTGATGGTGATTATGATACAGTTAACATGGGGTATAGCCCAGATGGCAAACAAGCAGATGAGTCTGATAATGTAAAAATTACAGAGTATTGGGGTTTAATACCAAAACGCTTTATGAAAAAGAATGTTGACAAAGATGACTTTGAATATTCTTCTAAAGACGAACTAGTAGAAGCAGTAGTAACTATAGTAAATGATGAATACATTTTGCGTGTAGAAGAAAATGCGTTTATGATGGTAGATAGGCCTTTTGTTTCTTACCAACACGACATTGTACCAAACAAATTCTGGGGCAGGGGGGTTGCTGAAAAAGGATATAACCCACAAAAAGCATTAGACGCAGAAATGAGAGCAAGAATAGACTCATTGGCTATGACAACTACGCCTATGATGGCTGCTGACGCTACAAGACTACCTCGTGGAACTAAATTTGAGATAAGAACAGGCAAAACTGTACTGACTAATGGTAATCCTAGAGAAGCAATCATGCCTTTGGACATGGGGCAAACAGACCCTAGTACATTTAATCAAGTAGCTAGTTTACAAAACATGATACAGATGGGTACTGGTAGTGCTGACATGGGTCAACAACAAGATACTGCTAGTGGTATGTCAATGATGCAATCAGCGTCTATTAAAAGACAAAAGCGTACTTTGATGAACTTCCAAAACACATTCCTTATACCTTTAATTAACAAAGCTATGTATCGCAAGATACAGTTTGATGTAGATAGATACCCTGTAAGTGATTACAAGTTTGTACCTTATTCTACTATGGGTATTATGGCTAAAGAGTTAGAAATGCAACAAATGGTACAGATGTTACAAGCTATACCTAAAGATTCACCCGCATTTAATGTAATATTGTTAGCTATGATGCAAAATTCTAGCATACATAACCGCGACCAAATAGTATTTGCCCTGACTCAAGGTCAGGAAGTTAATCCAGAAGCAGAACAAATGCAGCAAATGGGTATGCAATTAACTATGCAACAAGCACAAGCAAACATTGCTAAAACACAAGCTGAAGCACAAGAAGAACAAGCTAAAGCACAATTACATATGGCTCAAGCTGGTTCATTACAACCAAATGAAATGGATGCAATAGAACAACAACAAAACATGCAGAAAACTGCACTTAGTTTAGACAAAATGGCTGCTGATACAGATAGACAAAGGTCTGAAACTGCAAGAAATATACCAGAAGTAGACCATCTTAAATCTGAAACAATATTAAACCTAGCAAAAGCTAGACAAGCTGGAACAACAACTAATATAAATACTAGAGTACAATAACTATGCCAAAAACAGACGAGGCTTTCTTATCTGATAGAATAAACATGACAAGAAGCGATGGATGGTTAGATTTAGTAGAAGAAATAGAAAATTTAGAGAGAAGTATTATTAATTTAGATAATATAAACTCTGAGCAAGACCTTTGGGTAATCAAAGGTCAGTTGCGTATTATAAACTTTATATTGAGTTTAGATACTGCAACAACCTTAGGGCTAGAACAACTCCAAGACGGAAATCTAGCGTAATTAAACTTCACAACCCCACGAGGGCGGAGAAAAAATGAGTATAGTAGTAGATGGCACACCAACGCCAGAACAACCCATAACAGAAACGCAGGTAGAAACACAAGCAGTTGCAGAACCAGAACAAGTTACAGAAGTTGATGGTAATGTAGCAGATATACCAGCTAAGTATGCGGGTAAGAGCATGGCAGAAGTAATTGAAATGCATCAGAACGCTGAATCAGCGTTTGGTAAACAAGGAACAGAAGTTGGAGAACAACGGAAATTAATCCAAAGTTTACTTGAGGCACAAAACAAGGCAACTACTGTTGTAGAACCACAAGAGGAAGCAGTTAGTTTTGAAGATGCTTTTTATACTGACCCTGCACAAGCAGTTAACTCAGCTATAGAAAATCATCCAGATGTACTAAAGGCAAGGCAACAAACAGCCCAACAAGAACAACAACAAAAGTTGAATGTACTTGAAAAGGCATATCCAGACTGGGAAAATCGTGTTTCTGACAAGAATTTTCAAGATTGGGTAGGTGCTAGTGAAATTAGAAAAGATATTTTCCGTAAAGCTGACACAGACTATAGACCAGATTACGCAATTGAACTCTTTGATATGTACGATAAAGTCAATATGGTTGAAAAAACCAAAGAGGTTAAGAAAAATGAGAAGGCTAAAGTAGATAAAGCATTACGACAAACTGTATCTGAAACTCGTTCCACACAATCTGTAGGTGGTAAGAAAATGTATAGAAGGTCTGATTTAATCAACCTTCAAATTACAGACCCCAACCGATATGCCTCGCTTGCTGATGAAATTCAAGAAGCGTATGCAGAAGGAAGGGTTAAATAATCATTTAATAGGAGAAGTAATATGGCGTTAGGAACAAATAACACCACGGCTGCCGTAGCCAATAACTTCATCCCCGAGTTGTGGAGCGATGAAGTAATAGGTGCTTATAAATCAAATCTTGTAACTGCTAATTTAGTTACAAAAATTTCTCATAAAGGGAAGAAAGGCGACACTATATACATACCAGTGCCAGCCAGAGGTGCAGCAAGTGAAAAAGCAGCTAATACACAAGTTGTGTTATCAGCAGCTACAAACACAGCAGTAACAGTATCAATCAATAGACACTTTGAATACTCAAAGCTAATTGAAGATATTGCAGAAGTACAAGCGTTAGCATCAATGCGTAAATTCTACACAGATGATGCAGGTTTTGCACTGGCAAAACAAGTGGATAATGATTTAACTAAATTATTTGAAACTTTTTCAAAGACTTCTACTGTAGGTGTAGTAGGTGGTACTGGTGCAGCAATGTATGAAAAAGCAGTAATTGGTAGTAATGGTGCAACACTATATAATGGTGCTTCATCTAATGCTGCTGATATTACTGATGCTGGTATTCGTGCAATGATTCTACAACTAGATGATGCAGATGTACCATTTGATAACAGAGTTATGGTTATTCCACCAATTGTAGCAAGTGATATGTTAGGTATTAGCAGATTTACTGAGCAACAGTTTATTGGTGATGGTTCAGCAATTAAGACTGGTAAGATTGGACAAATTTATGGTATTGATATTTTTGTATCATCTGCTTGTCCTACTGCTACTAGCACAGATAGAGTTGGTGCTATGTTCCATAAAGATGCTTTAGCACTTGCGGAACAAGTAGGCGTTCGTTCGCAAACTCAATATAAACAGGAGTATTTAGGTGATTTGTTCACTTCAGATACTTTGTATGGCACAGCTACACTTCGTCATACTGCTGGTGTTGCGTTTGTAGTTCCAGGAACTTAATTAATTAAGTTGTAGCCCCTTCTAACGAGGGGGTTATTCTGAATTAATTGGAAATAGTTATGCCATATTACGATTACGAATGTAAAAAAGGACATATATTTGAAGAATTATGTTCGTATAAAGAAAGAGAAATAAAAAAAGAATGTCCAGAGTGTGGTACTAAAGGTAAAGTTATTATAAGTGTAAATGATATAAGCCCATCGTTTGGGTATGCACCAACACAATGGAATCAAAGAGAAAAAAAACGCATAAGCGAAACTAAGAACAGTAAATATAAGGATAATTTTAGTGGACATATTTGAAGATACTTGCGAGCACAACTCTACAAACAACTTAGAAATTGAAAGATTTAAAGCTAAGATTATAGAGATTTGGTCAAGAATGTTAGAAGAAACTTACTCTACAAACTACAAAGAAGGTGATGAAGATTCTCCTACTAAAGAAGAGTATATGATTCATAACGCATTAAAGTTTGCAGATGAACCAGAAGCAGAAACAGAATTAGACTCATTAATGGATATGTTAGATGGCTTAATGGAGTCTGATGAAGAGTTAGAAAGCGTACAATCAGAAGGTCAAGCACCTAAATATGGTTCTTCTTCTCTTAAAACAAACAATGAACAAGGTAAAAAAGAGGCAACAGTATATGAATTTAAACACACAAGCACAAAAACTCCAAGCGAATCTAGTTCTGGAATACAAGGTGGCTCGTATGTGGGTACGCCATCTGGTGGAATCAGTAAGAAAAAATCTGACACAGTTGTTACTAAATACGCACCTCTTATTAAAGAAATGCAAGAGCAAATTAGGTCTTTAACAGACAGACAAAGAATTGGTAGAAGAAAAATGAGGTTTAGACTTTAATGCCTAAGTTTAACTGGAAACAAAAAAAAACTATTGCTATGTACTTAAATAAAAGACAAGCATTAGAGGAAAATCCTATTAGCACTTCTGGAATTGAAATATTAATGGAAAATGGAAATTTTTTAGTTAGAGAAACTTCAACTGCTAACGACCTTAAATATATTATTACGGAGTAAATATGTCAACAACTAAAGTATCAGCACTAGCAGAAAAAACCAATACAAACGGTAATGAAGAATTATTAATTAATGATGGTGGTACTTCTAAAAAAGTTATAATTACTAATGTTTTGCCAGATAATTCAGTAAAAGTAAAACATCTTGATTTAATATCTACATCAAGTGTTCCTTCTTTAGAAGCTAAAGGAACATCTGGTTCTACTTCTGGTTATATTAAATTAAACTGCTCTGAAAACTCACACGGTATAAAACTATTAGGGCCTCCTCATTCAGCAACCGCAGACTATACATTAACATTTCCTAATGATGATGGTAATAATGGACAGAAACTAACAACAAATGGTTCAGGTGTTTTAACATGGACTGCTGATGCTAATACTGTTTATACTCACCCTAATCATAGTGGTGATGTTACATCTACTGCTGATGGTGCTACAGTTATTGGTGCTGGAAAAGTTATTACAACTAAGATATTAGATGATAATGTAACCGCAGCTAAGTTAGCCAACTCAATTAACACCGATATTGCTACTGGCGTTACAGCTAATACTACAGCAAATGCAGCACTTCCAAAAGCTGGTGGCACTATGACAGGTAATCTTGTTATGGGTACGAATTTAGTAGATGGTATAGATATATCAGCAAGAGATGCTGTTTTAACTTCTACAACTACAACTGCTGGAGCTGCTTTGCCTAAAGCTGGTGGTACTGTAACTGGCAATATTATACATAACGATAATGTTAAAGCATTATTTGGTACTGGCTCTGATTTAGAAATATATCACAATGCTAGTTCTAGTTATATTAAAGATAATGGTACTGGAAATTTACATATATCTACTAATGGTGCATCAATAATATTACAAACATCTCAAGGTGAGAAAATGGTTGAGGGAGTTAAAGATGGTGCTGCTAATCTTTACCATAACAATGTTAAAAAAATAGAAACAACTGCAAACGGAGTAACAGTAACAGGTTCTGCATTAGGCACAATGACTACTGACAATGATGGCTCGTTTGCTATGTCTGCTAGTAATAACTTTAAGTGTACTCCAGGTGGTAACTTTGCTTTAACTTTTACAAGCATAGTCGCACAGTCAGGAAACATACTTTTTATTAATTCAGGTGGACACACCATATCAGCCCACGCTAATACTAAAGTAGATGCTAACTTACTAGCAACTATATCTACTGCTGGTACATACCTACTGGCTTACTTCTCAGATGGTACTAATGTATATATGACTAACTCGGCAGCATACGCTTAATG